AAAGATCCAGAAAGTGCACTCGAAGGCCTAATGCAGAACTACGAAGCTGAACTTCTAAGAATGCAAGAACGTGGCGTTGAGAAGATTGAGATTGTACAAGCACTTCCAATTGAGAATGAGAGCAGACCTTTACCGAAGACCGGTTATTATAAAGGCACTCCTTTCGCTGGCTCTTGGCAAGAACGTACCGGTCTAGTTAAGACCTTTAACTGGTATGTTAATGAGATGGGAGAACGCAATGGCTGGCAAGTGTGGAAACACCCAGAAGTTTATCTAAACAGTTTAGATGAGTTAGACTTCGAAGTTATGGAGAAGCCTAAATCAGTGCATATTGCCAGAAAATACTATCGCTGGGATCTTGTAGCAGACAAGGCTAATAAAAACCTAGAGAGTAGAGTACAATCAACAGCATTATTTTAAGATGAAGATAAAAACGAACAGATACTACGAGGACTTCCTATACTACTATCAGAAGGCAAAGGATCAGCAGAAGAAATGTAATCTAGGCTCTATTCCGCACCCAGAAAGCGGTATGGATGATAGCTTAATGGAGCATGTTGAACTCTACGACGTAGTAGAGCGTAAGTTGGCAGGTTTTAGTCAGATCAAGAATGATGTATTCTATGGCTGGAGCAAAGAACATCCGTATTATGAAAAGATGCAGGCTGGTAATGTCTCAGCTCAGCGTAAAGAAGTTGCTACCAACTGGACTGGCAAACAGAAAACATTCGGCATGGCCGAATGGTTCTACGTCTTCTTACTACATGCTGTAACCGGCAGTGGTATTAACTATGCTAAGAAGCCATCAGGCTACCACAACTCACTGCTTTTTCATCTACATGAATGTGATACAATTGAAGCTATGTGTGAGGTTGTTAAGACACATCCTAAGCCGTTCTTTACTTCGGTTGGGTATCAATTTCCAAAGTTCCCGAAGCCGCCTCAGGCTGAAGCCAGTGGCTTTGTGGGCATGGAGGATTACTCTACTCAATTCCAGTATAAAAAAGGTGGCGACTACTACCTATGTGAGTTTGCACCAAGACTAGTTCGTGAAATGGCAGACATGTTACAGAAAGAAAACCGTAAGTTCCCACTCAGAGAACTTGGTGAATGGATGTTTGCATGGAATGAGAAGAATGGCCTGAATGCCTACAGATTCCAGTACGCGGCTTTCTTGGCAGATATTGCAGACTTCTATCCAGAATACATTGAGCTCTACAGCCCGTTCTACTATGGCACAAATGCAGTTGAATGTATTAGCTATCTGGCAGATCCGGTAGGTAAGATGAACAAGATTGAATTCTTAGACGAGGTGATGCTGCAGATCAACCGAGATACAGGTGGAAGACCATACGACGCAGAAGATGTTGCATGTGATTATATCCGTTGGGTTGAGAACTACGTGCGGCCTGGTGCAGCATATGACCATCTGGACTATGATAACCTATGGAACTCATCCAATATTAAGGACCATCCATTTGGTAGACAGAAAGCAATGCTGGAACTGGGTATTATCGAAACCTTTAATGGTATGAAACACCACCCATCAGATGATAAAGTTATTGCCGAGGCCGGTATTACAGTAGAACAGTATAAAAATATGATAAAAAAGCACTATGTCGCATAATAAACACACAGGATTATTAATCAACCAGGATTTAAACTTGATGATGCCTAATCGTCAGGCTTGGCTAGATCTAGCCGGTGACTGGCAAGATCCGTTTCCAGATCCAATAGTTACAGAGCACAATGGCTTTAATGTAGTTAGAGAGGACATGATGGGCTTTGGTTCTAAGTGCCGTTTTGGTGACATCTTAGTAAGCACATGTGAAAAAGATACTCTAGTCTATGTACAACCAAGATACGGTTTTGCAGGTATCTCACTTGCATATCTGGCCAAGAAGTATAACAAGAAGTTAGTTCTATTTAGTCCAAGTCAAAAGGAGATCTCAGACCACCAGGCGATCTGTATTGAACGTGGCGCTGAGATGAAGTTTAAGCGTATTGCAGCAATGCCAGTCTTAAACGCACATGCTAAAAAATGGGCAGAAGAGAACGATGCTTTCTTTATACCGCTTGGGCTTAAACATGAACTAGTAACTGCAGCAGCTGTTAAAGTAGCTTATGATCTTGCAGAGAAGCAAGGCTATCCACAAGAGGTTTGGTCGGCTATTTCAACCGGTGTTCTACAAAGATCTTTACAGATTGCATGGCCGGATGCAGATTTTCATGGAGTTGCAGTTGCACGTAACATACAGAAAGGCGAAAGAGGTAGAGCTACATTATGGTCACATCCAAAGGCTTTTACGCAGAATGTTGATGCAGAATTTTACCCTCCCTTTCCATCTGCACTAAACTACGACGCTAAGGCTTGGGAATTCATGCAGAAGCATGCCAGCCCTGGAGCCTGGTTCTGGAACGTAGGTGGTGACCCAAAGCCAGAAGACTCGATGACCAAAGTAAACACTAATTCTTACAGAGAATGGGGTCAAGTTTTAACCGAAGACGTGTAAACAAAAGAGGATTAATCTATAATACTACAAAGAAATAATATGGCAAACACAGATAATAAATGTTCGGATCTTGACGTGGCAGATTTCCACTCAAATGCAGATGACACCTTTGGCTTAATCTTTAACAAGCAGAAAGAATTACAAGAGCGTCTTGGCTTTAATTTTGAAGGCTGGACAATCAAAGAAATCGCTGACTTTTGGATGGTTAACAAACATGCATTAAGTGACGAACTCAACGAGATGTTTGATGCCCTAGGCGGTATCAACGACGGTATTGGTAACGCAGGCTGGAAGTATTGGAAGCAAGACAATGCAAAAGCTGCTAACATGAAAATTGAAGATCTATCCGAAGCAGACAAATTAGAACTCTTTTATGAATGGATTGACGGATTACATTTTTACATGAACTTTGCAATAGCAATTGGTATGACTAGTAAAGATGTTGTTAATCTATACATGGCGAAGAACGCAGAGAATCACGACAGACAAGAAAGAGGCTACTAATTTAAAACAGGATAGAGTACATGCTATTAGACATTGAGCAGAAAGAAAATGAAGTAATCGTCAGCTACTACGATAAGAAAGGCGAAGTTTCATTTAAACGCTATCGCGTAGATAACTTTGAGAATTGGACAGTAGCTGAAGATAACGACAGATACAGAGACCAAAACTTTAAAAACTGGGACGGCAGAGCAATCAAACGCAAACGCTCAAGAACTTACAACAAATTCAGTCTACTCTATTTTATGGACTCTCTGCCTGAAGCAGATAGAGAAGAGATCTTTGCATTCAACATGCCAAGAACATACTATGTCGATATTGAGACTGAGATTGTAGATGGCTTTCCAAGACCAGAAGAGGCTAAGAGTCGTATCTTAACTTTTTCGATCATTACACCAGAACGTAAAGCAATTGTACTTGGTCTAGATGACTTGAATGCAGAACAGATCAAGAAGATTGAAGATGACACTAACGCTCACTTCAAGAACTACGATCAAGACTGGACTTTTAGCTACTACAAGTTTAAGAATGAGTATGATATGCTCTATAACTTCTTGCACAAGTTCTTGCCTAAGTTTCCAATGATGACTGGCTGGAACTTTATCAACTATGACTGGCAATATATTGTTAATCGCTGTAAGAGGCTACAGATTGATCTAACTGAAGTTGCAATCACAGGAGCACTAGACAAAAAAGACTCAAGACCATTACACATGGGTATTCTTGACTATATGCAGCTCTATGATAAGTATGATCGTTCAGTTGCAGTAAAGGAATCTAATAAGCTTGATTTTGTCTCAGGTGCAGTTCTTAACGTAGCCAAAATTAAATATACAGGCTCACTGCAAGATCTTTACGAAAACAACTTTCAAAAGTATGTTTTCTACAACGTAGTTGACTCGATTCTGGTTTATTACATTGATTGCCAGTTAAAGTCAATGGAAGTCCTACTGACCTTATCAACTATTACTAAAATGCCACTCTATAAAGCAGCCAGCCCCGTTGCAGTAACAGAGTCTTTAATTGCAAGAAAGCTTGCAGAAGACAACGTTAAGATCGGCGTTGAGTATGACAAAGAGGACAGTAAGAAAGACGGTCAGTATGAAGGTGCTTTTGTAAAACAACCAATTGTTGGTTATTACTCAGGAGTAAGTGCATTTGACTTTGCATCACTGTACCCATCGGTGATGAGGCAGTTTAATATCTCGCCGGATGCTTTCATTGAAATTGTACCGGAAGCTGAAATTGCCGAGCGCAGAAAAGATAATAACGTAATCGTTTGCGAGAACGGAGTTGTCTATAAAAAGGAAGATTCAATCCTAAAAAAGATCCTCAGCGATCTATATGCACAAAGAAAGGAATACAAGAAGGCTTCATATGCTTATTATGAAAAAGCACATGAACTTCAAAAAAAATTTAGGCTCTAATTTAGAAAGAACCAGCAGCCTGTTTGATATATAAAAAACAAGCAGCGCTGCTAGTGTCTTACTAATAAAAAACGATTAATCGGAACAAGGTCTACCCTAATAAGCAGGCCTTTTTTAGACTAATCTGCAATTGTAAAAAAACTAGCAAATAATGTCACTATTTAAAGAAAGAATAGAATTTAAGCCTTTTGAGTACCCGGAGTATTATACCGAGGGTTGGCTGAAACAAGCTCAAGCGTTCTGGTTACACACTGAGATCTCAATGCAAGGAGATGTGAAAGACTGGAACGAAAGAATGGAAGACCACGAAAAGAACCTGGTAGGCAATATTTTGCTAGGTTTTGCACAAACTGAATGTGCAGTTTCAGATTACTGGACTGGTATGGTAACAAAGTGGTTTCCGAAGCATGAAATCAAGCAAATGGCAATGATGTTTGGCTCACAAGAGACTATTCATGCCACTGCATACTCATATCTAAATGAAACTCTAGGACTAGAGGACTTCACTGCATTCTTACACGAACCAGCAACAGCTGAAAAGTTTGAGCATTTAACCTCAACCGAAGCTGATTGGACTCATGACGATCTTGCCGAAAACTCAAATGCAAGAAGACAAGTTGCTAGATCTTTAGCAATCTTTAGTGCCTTTGCAGAAGGCGTTTCACTCTATTCTTCATTTGCGGTACTCTACTCGTTCCAAATGAGAAACTTATTAAAAGGTATTGGTCAGCAAATGAAATGGTCAGTACGTGATGAGTCTCTACACTCTAAAATGGGTTGTCAACTCTTCAGACACATGACTGATGAATACCCAGATCTAAAAGAACAGGTTAAAGACGATGTTGTTAGAGCTGCTCAACTAATGGTTGAAATGGAGCACAAATTCATCGATAAGATGTTTGAAATGGGTAATCTTGAAAACCTTAAGAAAGAAGATCTTAAGAACTTTATTACCAAAAGAGCCAATGAAAAAATTGCAGAACTTGGTTACACAGAAGGCCCCTTCATGGAATATGATGAAGAGAGCGCTAGTCAACTAGACTGGTTCTACCATCTAACCGGTGGCCACACACATACCGACTTCTTTGCAGTTCGACCAACTGACTATTCAAAAGCAGGCGAAGACGAAAACTGGGACGAAGATGACTTATTCGACTAATTAATTATACACGATGTTTAAAATGTTTAAAAAAGAAGATACAGACCGCACTGAAGTGGTTAATTACGCAGCAGACTTAGGCTGGGAAATCGGAGTAGATTTTCCAACATGGGCTAACACTGAAATCTACGTAAAAACAATCAGCAGAGGCTATCTGTTAGAAGGTGAAACACCGAAAGATGCTTACTGGAGAGTTGCAACTACAACTGCTAAAAGACTGCAAAAGCCAGAAATGGCAAGCAAGTTCTTTGACTACATCTGGAAAGGCTGGTTAAACCTAGCGTCTCCAGTACTTTCAAACACTGGAACTGAGCGTGGTCTACCAATCTCTTGTTTTGGGATTGATGTCGCAGACTCAATTGCAGATATTGGCGGTAAGAATCTAGAGATGATGCTCTTAGCAAAACATGGCGGTGGTGTTGGTATTGGTGTTAACCAGATCAGATCTGCTGGATCTACGATCCGCGGTAATGGAACTTCAGACGGTGTTGTACCTTTTATTAAGATCTATGACTCAACTATCCTAGCTACTAATCAAGGAAGTGTAAGACGTGGCGCAGCTTCGGTTAACATTGACATTGAGCATGGTGACTTTTGGGAATGGTTAGAAATACGTGAACCAAAAGGTGACGTTAATCGCCAGTCTTTAAATATCCACCAGTGTGTGATTGTACCAGACGGTTTTATGCAAAAGGTAGAAGCCGGTGATAAAGAAGCACGTAAAAGATGGGCTGCAGTGCTTAGAAAACGTAGAGCAACAGGTGAGCCTTATATCATGTTTAAAGGTAATGTGAACAGTGCAAATCCAGATGCTTACAAGAACAATGGTCTAAAGGTTTATATGACCAACATTTGTTCTGAGATTGCACTACATACAGATGAGAACCACTCTTTTGTATGTTGTTTAAGTTCATTGAACCTGGCAAAATATGACGAGTGGAAAGACACAGATCTAATCTACACTGCAACATGGTTCTTGGATGGAGTACTTGAAGAATTTATCCAGAAAGCAAAATACATGCGTGGTTTTGAGAATAGCGTGAGATCAGCAGAAAAAGGTAGAGCTTTAGGACTTGGAGTCTTGGGCTGGCACACTTACCTGCAAGAGCACAATATTCCATTCGAAGGCCTAACAGCTCAGTTTGAAACACGTAAGATCTTCTCTCAACTAAAGACTGAAAGTGAGAAGGCAAGCCGAGATCTAGCAAAAGAATACGGTGAACCTTTATGGTGTGTTGGCACTGGCATGCGCAATACGCACCTGAGAGCCGTTGCGCCAACCGTGAGCAACTCAAAACTTGCTGGTAACTATTCACCAGGTATTGAGCCTTGGGCTGCTAACGTGTTCACAGAACAAACAGCAAAGGGTACTTTTATTCGTAAGAACCCAACGTTAGAACAAGCTTTAGATCTAATCGGTAAGAATACAAAAGACACTTGGGATAAGATCCTAGAAGATGGTGGTAGTGTACAAGGTCTAGATTGGATGGATGATTATCACGTACATATCGGTGAGGCTCTAGATAAAGATTGGGGCACTCCGATCCATAAAGATAAATTGAAAGAAGCGCCAGAAGCAGCCGAAGATCAGTTTATTCCAATGAAAGATGTATACAAGACCTTTAAAGAAATTAACCAACTTGAGCTGGTAAAACAGGCTGGAGTGAGACAACAATATGTTGACCAAGCAGTCTCTTTGAACTTAGCGTTTCCAATTGAGGCAACACCTAAGTTTATCAACCAAGTGCACCTAGAAGCTTACAATCAAGGTATTAAGACGCTCTATTACATGAGAACAGAGTCAGTACTGAGAGGCGATATTGCAACAAGAGCAATGGATCCAGATTGTATCAGCTGTGATGGATAAGAAATCCGGTGGTATGAAACAGGACCACATTTAGGACCGTTATAGTTAACGGGTTGGGCAGAGAAAAGTTCGCTACTATCTCTGCCCTTTTTATTGAAACTGTTTGCTCTTTTCACATACAATAACTAAACATAAATTAAAAAATATGAAGTTAAAAATTGATCGTATTGACCAGCACGCGTTGACCAACTTTATCAATCGCGTTAAGCTAATTGACTCTTTCATCTACATGAAAATCACTAATGGTAGAATCGAGTCTTCTGTTTATTTACCGCAGAGAGATGCAGTAAAGAGCCATGTTGTAAACATGGACCAGATTTTCCAGACTAATGAGATTGTACCTAGTGACAAAGCCCTAAAGATTGCATTCTTCGATGGTGCTAAAGTTATTGAAGCAATCAAACACTTTGAACATGATGCTATTAAAGGTGAAATTGAATTCATCGAGAATGATGAAGAATACGTAGCATCTACGTTTAGAATCTACAACGATGAGTTAGAAGTTAAGCTATCTTGTTCAGAACCATCATTGGGCTTTAAAGATCTTACAAAAGAGCAACAAGAAGCTATCTTCTCAAGAGATAACAGTGCATTCAACTTTGAGATCGATACTCATATGATTAACAAAGTAAAGAACTTGTTTAATCTAGACACAGAAGAAACATTTAGTATTAAAGCTAACGGTAAAGGAGTTAATGTTGATGGTAAATCATTTAGCGTTGTGATTAATCCAGAAAGCAAAGGCTCTGGTAATGCTACAGTCTATAAGAAGTATTTGAACCTGTTAGACAGGGAAGAACAAAACGTGTTCGTATCGAGCTCTAAAGTTGTCTTCCAGTCTAAGGATTCAGAAACACTATTAACTGTATCAACTTGCCAAACAGCTTAATAAATGGATATAAAAGAGTTAGAAAATAAACCAATAGATCAATTGACTGATGCTGACGCTAAGCTGCTTGTAGATCACTACAAGCAGCTTTCAGCAAAGTATACAGCTTATGAGCAGGCGGTTAAGTTAACTCTTAACTCGATCTACGGAGCCTTTGGTAACAAATGGTTTCACTTCTTCAATATCGACATTGCAGAGTCAATTACAAAACAGGGCAAGAATGCTATTCTCTACTCAGAGTCAATCTTGAACAAATATGTTCAAGAATTTTGGCATAAAGACACTGCAATTCACGAGCAATTCGGTATTAAAGTAAAGGGTAAAATAGAGAAGCCAGCTGTAATCTACATCGATACTGACTCATGTTACGTTCAGTTTCAAGATGTTTATGAGTCTATCATCTGGGAAGATGAAAGTAAGAAGATGTCAATTGACGAGTTTATCTTAGCACTTTATGGCTTTAGACTTAATAATTATATTGTTAAGTGTATGGAGATGTACGCTGAGAAACGTAATACTGATAACTTCTTAATGTTTGAGCTTGAGACTATTGCATATAATGGTATCTGGATGAGCAAGAAGAAGTACATTCAGAATATTGCATGGGACGATAAACTAGAGAAGACCGATCGACATGCGCCTCTGAAAAAGATTAAGACGATTGGATATGATACTATTCAATCTTCAACACCAGCATTTGTAAGAGCAAAACTAGTTGAAGCACTTAAAATTATATTTAAGAGTGCTAAAACACCAAGTGCTGAAGAATTACAAGAACTTGTTCAATTCATGAAGCAGGTCAGAAAAGAGTTCCAGCTTGCAGATATTGACGAGATCTCATTTAACAGAAGGACAAACAATATTGAGAAATATATTGTTGACGACCAGATTGAATTTCAAGTTGGTCTAAAATGTCCGGCCAATGTTAAAGCAGCAGGTTACTACAACTACCTGCTTAATATGAACTCTAAATTTAAAACAAAGTATAAAGTAATTGGTAACGGTGAGAAGCTAAAGATCTACAACTGTAAGAGTCCAATCAGTGAAGTTTATGCCTATCTACCAGGTGAACATCCTTATGAGTTTGCACCAGAGATAGACTACGACACTCAGTTTGAAAAGGCAATGATTGACCCGTTAAACAGAGTACTTACAGCAATCGGTCTACAGACACTTGACACTAATCTACTTTATGCATCAGCACTATTTTAATTATGGACAATTTTTACGAAGTAATCAGACAAATGGCAAAAGACACTCCTAATGATTCAGAATTAGGCGGTAAAATAAGACACTTGTTTTGCCAGATTGACAAAGAGAACGCTAAAAAGCTAAATGCTCAAAAAGCAGCATCTAATCAGATCGATCTTGAGGACATGATAAACGAAGTCAACAATGGAGATTAGTATGAATAAAGAACAACATGAGTTTGTTCTAAAATATCAAAAGATCTACGATCGACTTGCTCAGTTAGAGGGCAGAATGCAGGAACTGCAGGCAGAAAGCCAGGCCTTAATCGAAGAGCTTGAAACATTACGTGAAGAAGAACGTACAAAATTTAAAACAGAAGAATAATTATGGCAAAAACTAAGAATAAAGAGTTCAGCTTTGACGATATTAACGCTGAATTAGCAAACTTAAATCCATTAGGTTCAGTAATGGAACACTCTAGTTTTAGTGAAGTTACAGAGTGGATTGACACTGGTAACTACCACTTAAATGCATGTGTTAGTGGAACTCTATTTGGTGGTTGGCCAAACAACAGATCTTGCTCAATTGCAGGACCTTCTGGAACCGGTAAGACATATCTAATTCTAAACTCAATCCATCGTGCGATTGAAATGGGCTACAACATCATATTTTATGATTCAGAAGCCGCTGTTGATAGAGACCTTATGAAGAAATTCGGTATTGACACTACTAAAGTTAACTATCAGCCGGTAAACACAGTACAAGATTTTAGAACCTCTATTACTACGATCACATCTAGAATGCAAGAGGCCAAGCGTGCTGGTGCTGAACTACCTAAGATGATGTTTATCTTAGATTCAGCAGGTAACTTAGCTACGGCCAAAGAGATTGAAGATGCTAAGTCAGGCAGTGACAAGTCTGATATGACACGCTCTAAAGTGCTTAAGTCAATCTTTAGAATTATCATGACACCAATGGCCGACTTAAAGATTCCTTTTATCTTTACTAACCATACATACCAGACACAGAGCTTTATTTCACAGCAAGTTGCCGGTGGTGGTACAGGACCTGAATATGCAGCATCAATCGTACTCTTTTTAAACAAGGCACAGCTCAAAGAAGGTGGTGAAAAGGCCGGTATTATTGTAACTGCAAAACCAAACAAGAACAGATTTGCAAAACCAAATCCAATTAAGTTTCATCTACACTTTAGTGAAGGTATGAACAGATACGTAGGTCTAGAGAACTACATTGACTGGGAAGATATTGGTATTGCACGTGGCAGTATTGAAAAAGGCCAGAAAGTGCCAAAGGCAACGGCTCGTGGCTGGATCTGTAAGCACCTAGAAGAGGTTATACCTAACAACGAATTCTTTACCGATAAGGTCTTTACCCAAGAAGTTCTTGAGAAGATTGATAAGAAAATATACGACCTGTTCAACTACAATACAGACGTTCAGTTTGATGTAGACGATATTATGGAAAGTACGGTAGAAGATGAGGATTAATGAAGATAAGCTGCCGATTAAATATGTGATTGGTATTGAGAAAGATCTACCGGGCTGGCCAACAGGCATGGACATTGTCTATAATGAAATTACAATGTGTGTGCGTAACACAGACAGATATAAAGGTACTTTCACTCTACACGCTTTAAAAACATACCGTTTCCCAGAAGTAGAAGAAGAACATCTAGTGGCCTCATTAAACGAGGCTGTTACCGATGGTCTACTAGAACAAACTAACCAAGAAGATGGCAAAGAGGCTTATAAGATTCTAATGAATCCATTTGAGTAAACCTCATATAACAATAAAAATATATGCAATTCGGACAAGACTTTGAGAAGATATTCTTTAGACTATCTTTGGCCAAGCCAAAATATCTACAGGCTATTAAGACTGACTATTATCAGTCTGAAGAGATTGATATTTTAAGCTATCTTGCAAACAAGTTTTATGTTAAGTTCAATGAGACACCATCAAAGGACCAACTAAAACTACTTGCACAGAACAGCAAGCGAGCTAAAGAAAAAGTCACAGACAGCATCTTAGACCTGCTCTTTGACGTTGATCTAGATCAGTATGATGATGAGTGGCTAACAGATACTGCAGAGTCTTGGATTAAATGGAAAACATTTAACACATCACTTACTGATACAATTGAGTTTATTAAGACAACTCAAGTTACACCAGAGAATACTGAGAGTATTATTCAGAAAGTTAAAGGCTTAATCAACGAACGTAACAACATTACCTTTAACTCAGATCTGGGTCTAGACTTCTTTAACCCAGAAGATCACGATCAGAAAGAGACTGATAAAGTAAGCTCTGGTTACAACTTTGTTGATAGACTACTTGGTGGTGGTTATGACAAAGGCGGTAACTTAATCGTTTATGCTGGTGAACAAAACATTGGTAAATCAATTTATCTAGCTAACGACGCAGCAAGCTTTGTTAAGATGGGCACAAACACCGTTGTAATTACAGCGGAAATGGCAGCACATAAGTTTGTAAAACGTATTGGTTCAAACTTACTATCTATTAATATAAGTGAATATGCTGACAAGTCTAAGAACAGAGACTTAATGAAGCGTAAGCTTGAGACCGTGGGTGATGGCTTTACTCCTCCTGGTCAACTCTTTGTTAAACAAATGCCAACGTCACAAGCAACAGTACTTGATATTGAGGCTTATATTAGTCAGATTGAAGAAGAACGTCAGATTAAAATCGGTGCAGTTGTAATTGACTACATAAACATTTTGGCCAACTACCGTAACTTAAATACGGAGAATACATATATGAAGATTAAGCAGATTGCAGAGGACTTAAGAGCAATGGGTCAACGCAATGACTGGTTGATCGTAACAGCAACTCAGATTACACGAAGCGGTTATAACTCAAGCGACATTACAATGTCCGACATTGCAGAATCAGCTGGTCTATCACACACTGCCGATATTATGTACGGTATTATTCAAGATGATCTAATGCGAGCAAATGAAGAATACTGGCTTAAGATCTTAAAGATAAGAGACGGTGAAGGAAAGGGCACTAAATGTAAGTTGAACATCAACTGGAACTATATGCGCCTAATAGAAACAGAAGAATTAAGCACATCAAATTTACACGGAATATAATGAATAGAGATAAAATATTTGACAATAACTTTGATTCACCGGATTTTGAGATAAATTCAAACATGTCGTTTGAACTCGATTCTAGTTTCAAAGACACCCTAGATGAAGACATCAAGATTCATTATGACATGATTGCTAATAAGATCCATAAATTGATCGAGCTTTCACGTTTTAAGCAGTTTAATGATGTTGATGACCTAGGTAGATGTAAGAAGCTGAAGAAGTCAGACATCAACGATGTATATGGTTACATTGTTGATGAGATGAAAGCTAAATTTAGCAGAATAGACATTTTTAGCGAAATGTGTGTGTACTTCGATATTAAACCTGATAAGTTTTATAGTTCATTGAGTAACGTCTACAAAGAAGACTTAATTCAAGAACTAGATTTAAGAACTGGTGTTTTAGAGAGAAAAAACATTAACAAGTTATTTTAAATGATTGAGCCTAAAGTAATTGAAGCAGGAGCGAAAAGGGTTTGGGTATTAGGCGATCTTCATTTTGGCGTTAGAGCCAATTCACAAGAGTGGTTAGCTATCCAAAAGCAGTTTTTCGAAGAATTGTTTATCCCAACATTAAAGAAGCATGTAAAGCCAGGTGATGTTTTAGTCCAGGTTGGTGATACATTTGACAACAGACAGAGTATTAATATCAAAGTATTAAACTATGCTGTTGATCTATTTGAGAGACTTGGTGAAATTCTGCCAGTCTATGTTATTGTCGGAAATCATGATATTTGGGCAAAGAAAACAAATGAAGTATCATCAATCGATACTTTAAAATGGATTCCAAACGTACAGATCTATAAGGACCCTGAACTTTTAAAATGGTCCGGTAGAAATATACTACTGATGCCATGGCGTAGAGATACTACGCATGAGACTGAGACACTGGCAGAATACCCACAGTCAGATGTTGTATTCTGTCATTCAGAAGTTAAAGGCATCTACCTAAACTCTAAAGTACGTAATGAGCATGGTACCGAGACCAATGTTTACAGTAAGTATACTAGAGTCTACAGTGGCCACATACACTACAGACAAGAGAAGGATAAACTCTTGATGGTTGGTGTGCCTTACCAGCTAACAAGATCAGACGCTAACAATCCGAAAGGCTTCGACCTGGTTGATTTAGAAGACATGTCAGAGACCTTCTTTGAAAACCATATATCACCACGTTTTGTTAAATACAACATCACACAACTCTTCGATATAACTCTAGGAAGCTTTAAGAAGCAGATTAACAATAACTTTGTAGATCTGTTTGTACCAAGCCAAATTGCAAGCACAAGTGCTCTAAGCCATCTGGTTAATAAGATCCAACATGTTAGTCGTAGATTAGAACCCAACATCTACCAAGAAGAGAACTGGATCGACAAGGATTTTCATGACATCGACAAGATTGAAGAAATGTACAAGGATTATAACATCATGAATCTATGTAACATGTACGTTGAAGGTATTCAAGAAGACGATGAGTTGAAACAAAAGCTAAAAGATAAGCTAAAACAACTGTACACGCAAGCTGCGTACAATTACGAGACTGACGAATGAGAATAGATTACATTGAGTTTAAAAACTTTGCGAGTTACGGTAATCAAAAACAGAGGCTAGAATTCAAAAAAGATGGCTCAGAGTTATTTTTAACTCTAGGTAAGAATGGTGATGGTAAAACAACTATCGCTAACGCCATTATTTTTGCACTCTACGGTAAGGTTGAAGGTGTAAAGTTAAGTGATCTGCCAAACAGAATCAACAAAGAACTTTGGGTTAAGGTTGGTATTCAGTGTGGCACGATCAATGTTGAGATTGAGCGCGGTCTTGCACCTACTAAGTTTAACGTACTAATCAACGGCGTTGAGTTTGACAAAGCAGGCAAGCGCAGCGTCCAAGAGTACTTGGAAGAAGAGGTCTATGGTATACCGTATCACGTCTTCAAGAATATTATCATTCTTTCAATCAATGACTTTAAGTCTTTCTTGACAATGAATGGCGCCGACAAACGCCAGATTATTGACAGGATGTTTGGCTTTTCAATCTTAAACGATATGCAGCGCGCAATCAAAGAAGAGCGCAAGTCGGTTAAGATGGACATTGACAACTATGAATCTGAGTTAAATCAGATCATGGAGTCAATCAAGTCAGTACGCCATAAGCTCAATACGCTGCTTGAAGAATCAAGTGAGAAGAATGCTAGTAAGATTAAAGAGCTAAAAGAGAGTCTGGTTGCCTTGAACGAAGAGGCTAAAACAATGAAGGTCGATGCAGATCAGATCAGCGAGAACATTACACTTAAGAAGGACGAATATGAAAGCCAAAGAACAGATGCCAGCTCTTTAAAACATGAGCTTGACTATCTTAAGAAGAAGCTAGAGTTATATGAAGATGGGCACTGTCCAACTTGTGAAACCAAGCTAGACTCAGAATGGCATATGGAGAAGAAGGACGAGTATGCTGTTAAGATTGAAGAGGACACTAAGAAGATCAAGTCAATTAAACTTGAGATGGATGCAATCACTGCGAACGCAACAGAGCTAAAAGAGTCTAAGAAGAGCATCGATACAAAGATCAACGACATTAAGTATAACATGAAGTCAATGAAGGCAGAACTTGTCAAGATTAAAGAGACTTCAAGTGGTGATGAGTTTGACCATCTTAAGAGCTTGATTGAACAGTTTGAAGAATCTGAAATTGAGAAATCAAACAAGCGCGATCAGCTAAGCGGCGACTATAACTTTATGAGCATTGTTGAGCAAGTCTTAGGTGAAGATGGTGTTAAGAATCTAGCGGTAAAGACAATCTTACCAGGCTTAAATGCGAACATTGCAGCGATGGCTCAAACAATGCACTTACCTTTCCATATTCGATTTGATGAGAAGTTTAACTGTATTATCAATCACCTTGGTGAAGATATTAACCCGTTAACCTTATCAACGGGTGAGCGTAAGAAAGCAGACTTTATTATTATCATAGCTATTATTAAGATCTTGAAGCTAAGGTTCCCACAACTGAACTTACTCTTCTTAGACGAGTTATTGAGTTCAGTTGACCACGACGGCGTCTACAATATTCTAAAGATCTTAAACCAGGTTATTAAAGAGAACAAGATTAATACCTTTGTGATTAACCATACGGTTCTGCCACATGAGATCTTTGATAAGAAGATTCAGATCTACAGAGAGAACGGCTTTTCTAAGTTCGAGATCGGCAGCATAGAATAACATAATAATTCAGTAGGATATATACTAAAAAACAAACATATTCTACAATGCACTTTTTAGATTTTAATAGCTTTCTTAACGAAGCGCAAGTAATGAAAACTACGGGCATGTTTGACGCTAAGTTAGACAAGGCTGCAGATGTTATCATGGCATACTTGAACAAGAAGACTGGCGATGACTACAAGAAATTCCCATACATTTTAGTACACAGAATTGACGGTGCTGAAGATCCAGGTATCATGCTCTACTCTAATAAGTCTGACAAGGCTGTTAGAATTGGTGGTCAAAGTAAAGGACCTGGTATTGTAGGTTCTCTTGCTTTTTACTCAAAGCACTATACTGAAGTTGCTGACTTCATGGTTACTTCAGATCAGTTTCCAATCGTTAAATTAATTGATGAGTTTGTTAGACTGATGGATGCTAAATACGTTAAGCAGATTGCAGAATCATATGATGCTCTTAACGAAGCTGCTTCAGACTATGCATTTAGCCAGGCTGAAATCAATGAGATTAATAAGCTTCTAGACAAGAAGATGCCGGTAACTAAGATTGCTAAGAAGATGGATATTCCATATAGATCAGTCTTAAAGGTAAAGCGTAATATTTCTTCTGGTGAAGTTAAATCTAACATGGAAGTTAAAAACGAACAGACTCTTGATGATAAAGTGAAGTTCTTAGAGGAAACCATTGAAGACATCTATCAAATCTCAAGAAAAGTTGCAGCAGGTGCATTCAACTCACTCTTTATTTCAGGCCGAGCAGGTACTGGTAAAACATACAACGTTGAAAAAGCAATGCAAGATGAAGGTCTTGAAGAAGGTGAAGACTGGATATTGGTTTCAGGTGCAGCATCACCAATTATGATGTTCAAGAAGTTCTATCAATTTAGAAATAAGACTCTAGTCTTTGATGATTGTGACTCGGTATTTAGAGATGAGAATGGCCGTAACATGCTTAAAGCAGCTCTTGATACTAAAGCTGTTAGAAAGATTAGCTGGATGAAGAAGTCTTCAATTGTATTTGACCCAAAAGATTTTGAAAATAACCCAGAAGCAGAATTTAACGCGCTAGAAGCAGGTCTTGTACCAAACAAATTTGAATTTGCAGGTCGTGTAATTTTTATCTCTAACTTAGAGAAAGAGAAAGCAGATCCAGATGGCGCAATTCGTTCTAGATCGATCCTAATTGATGTGGCACCAGATGATGCTACATTAATGGAGCGTATGAAGAAGTTACTTCCTTATCTAGAACCAACTGATATGCCAGTGAACGAGAAAGAGGAGATCTATGAGTTCATGAAGAATGCAGGTGATGTTTCAATGAGAACATTCGTAAAAGCTGCAGGCTTTAAAAGAGCAGGTCTTTCTGACTGGCAAAGAATGGCACAGAGATACTTATAATAAATGGCAAGTTACAATCTAAAATACAACAAGGATGACTCAGTTGTCCGACATATTATCATTGGTCTACTTGCAGATCTTAACAATAAGTTAAGCATCTCAAGGCAGCTGACTAATGAGAACAGAGTTGTAGTAGATGTGCCTTTCTATTATGCTGTTTCTGGTGATGAAAACTTCATGCGCGATAACTTTCTTTTCAGTACTTTGAATGGTGAGAATTGTGACGTAGATCCAACAAAAGCAGATGGCAACTATGACCGCGTACCAAGAGGTATTGTTAATCTAACGTCATTTGCAGTAGATCCTTCAAAGCTAGTTAACAAACGTAATCTAGGCAATTACAATAGACTTAATCCAGAAGATGGTACATTAGAGTCTTATGTTGCTGAATTTGAAATGATCCCGGTTGTATTAGGTGTTGATGTTGAAATTTTAGTTTCAAGCCAGCTAGACCTTTTTAAAGTAACTGAGGCTATCATCAAGAAGATGTATAAAGCCAATTCGTACCACGTTGATGCAGGCCATCTAGAGGACGGTACTTACAGAATTAGTTCTGAGTATGCAATGCCAGATGACTATACAATGGAGAGGCCGATTGAGTACGGCTTTGATGATAAAGGTAATCATAAGGTTACTTTTAGTCTAGAGATAAATTCATTCATGCCTTCATTCGACTTTGAAGAAGATGCTTATCAAACACTGACATTCACAACAACTGACGGTGGTAACTACATTGGTAATATAGAAGATCCAAATGGAGTATTAACATGTGGAACCACTTCTGTATATTATAGTGAAGACTATTTAAAATTATGGCAATGTGGAGGTTCTGGATCTCCAGAATCTGGTGTAGGCTCTGGATCTCCAGAATCTGGATGGACACTTACACATGAGGGTCAAGACGCTATTGACGAGGCTACTGTTACAGTTTTAACTGAAACACCAACAGACACGATAGAATATGAACGTAGAATATCTAAGCGTAGAAAAGCATCCAACAGAATGTTCACTATTGGTAATTCAAGCCTAAACACAATCAACGATAATGAAGACGGTAAATCTGCATTGGGTGATGATTATAGTGTCACTGGTAGAGACCTTCCATTTAACGAGTAAATTAGACAGATATATAATTAAACAAAAAATCAAAATACGAAATGACTAAATTAAGAAAAGGCATCATTTCGCCAACAGAAAAACAAGGCGTAGGTTACATCTTTGAGACTGCCGGCAAACTATTTAAAGTTACTGGTAATATCATTAAAGAAGCAACTGGAGCATCTGAAGAGTTTAACGCTCTATCAAAGGCTCTTGAGGCTTTCAAGGTAGATGAATCTGGCATTCAGTTTAACTATGACTTAAACAAAAAGTCACAGATCACTGATCTGAACGAGGCGAAATCTAAAAACTACGACGAATTAGTTGGTCTACAAGATAAAGCTGAATTCCTTAAGACTGAGTTAAAAGAATCTAAGTTAGCCGGTAAGAAAGCAGCTACTACTGAATTAGAAAAAGAATTAGCAGAAGTTAATGAAACTATCTTAACGTTAACCAACAGTGGTATTCAAGTAACCTTTAAATACGATGCTAACGAGAATAAGACTTTTATTGGCAACCGTGAGGTTATCACAGAAGGTGTTACAGAACAAGCTTTTGCATCAGCATTAATTAGATATGAAGATAAAGGTCTTCTGAATCTATTTGAAACGGCTGCTAAAAACTTCGGTATGTACAACATCCTAGAATTCGTAACTGAGTCTCAACTTGGAGATGTAAAAGTTTCTACAATCCGTACTGAGAATAGAGTATATGCTTGGAGAATTAACGAGGCAACTAGAATCGGTAAGTTTATTCAAATGGAGCCACAAGAATTAATCAACTACGTTGCTGAAGAAACAGGAGCAGATATTACAGCTTCAGTTCAAGATCTATTAGATGGTATTAAAGAACAAGTTGAAGATAGAGAGAATGCAGTTGCTTTAAGAAGAGAGATGATCTCATTCTTACAGGATCAAAAAGGTAGACTTGCAGAAGCAGATAGAAATATACCAGCTATTAAAGAAGCAGATCATTTCTTAAGCTCTGAGATTAAAAGAATCGGTGAAGAGATTGAATCTTTAGAGGAAGCAAAATTAGGCAGAGATGACGGCTATCTAGAAGCTACTCTTAAAGTTGATTTTGACGGTCTAACCAAAGGTACTACGGTATTGATAGATGCAATGGAATATTCTTCAGCTGGAAAAACAGATCTTCTGACTGTTTTTAAAGACGATAAACCATTAAGAATTGAGAAGAGAGCAATTGAACTTCCTAGTTCAGAATTGACATAAATCCATTAGACTTTTAATAGTCAAGAAGCCCGTTTGGAAACAAATGGGCTTTTTTGTTTATAATATACATAAAAATAAAAAGAATGATCCAGGTGGCCAAGAAAAAGAACTATCTCAACAATAAAGACCTTTACAACGAAATTGTAAAGTCAAAGGAAGAAGGTAAACTGACAAGAGACGCTGAGAAGATGTTAGTGCTTCTTGCAGAACGTGCAATTAGAAAATTAACATATGTAAACGAAGATGATCGAAATGACTGTCTACAGTTTGCCATGTTAGACCTACTAAAGTACTGGCAGAACTTTAACCCGAAATACAAGAACGCATTTGCATACTATACTGAGATAGCAAAAAGAGGCTACGCAAAAGGCTGGAATAAAATTCACCCAACAAAGTATAAGAACACACTGTCAATTGACCGTATTAGTGGAAACGGCTCAGATCACGACGGTGGCATGTTTAACATCTAATGTCGATAAAGAACTTAAAGCCAAGTAATAATTCAGGCCACATTCAAGGTTATTTTAAACCTACTAATCCAGACAAATATATTGGCCCCACTCCCATCATCTACAGAAGTTCATGGGAGCGCAAGTTCATGATTATGTGTGACACTAGAGACCATGTCCTAAAATGGTCTAGCGAACCTGTTACAATTAAATATTGGTCATCTATAGATAATAAAGAACATAAATATTATCCAGACTTCTACATGAAGACCAAAACAGAAGAAGGTGAAAAAGAGTTTTTAGTTGAGGTGAAACCAGAAGCTCAGATCAAAAAGCCAAAGCCACCAACCAAGAATTCAAAGAAGGCTCTTAACTCATATAAGTTTTTGGCAGAGCAATACATAAAAAATAGAGACAAATACGCATATGCTAAACAGTGGGCTGAAGCTCGCGGCTGGCGTTTCATTGTACTTACTGAAAAGACTCTAGGTTAATATGGGCCAGATTAAAAAAGATATAAGGGAATTAAGTAGAGAAGCTGGTGGTAAAAACGCAGCCAAAAAGGCTGCTGAGTCTTGGTTTTTAGAGAGTAGTAAAAATATCCGCGAAGGTGCGGTTATGAAAACAGGTGCTAGATTTAGAACCGGTATGATTCATGTTTTTAGATATGACAACCCTAAACATGCAGAAACTTTAGAGTGGTGGGATCGTAATCCAGTAGTACTGGCTCTAGATCCAGCTGAAGGTAATGACTTTGGTATAAACCTTAATTTGCTACCCGTAAACTTTAAAGAGGATATGCTTGATATGATTTATGAACGCATGTCAGGGCAAATTAAATCAAAGACCTTAGGTAAGAGTGGTAAGGCAACAGCACAGGGTCAGATCCCACTAACATATGTTGGTGCAAAATCATTTTTAGATCAATTTGGCCTAGGTTTTGCAGTAAGACAATATATTCCAAGCTTGAAATCTAATCAAGCAATTGTTAACTATGAAAACTGGGCTAGAATAGCGCTCTGTGACTTTATTGAACTAAACGGGGCTTCAGTAGGTAAAATTAGAGCACAGTTCAAAAACTACCTTAAGAAATGAGATATATAAAATTGAAAATACTATCATAATATGGCAGGTTATACAAATAAAAGAAACGGACCTTTAAGTTACGGTAGCAAACCGTTTAACTTATCGAATACGTTGAAGTCGCTTTCATCATTCGGTATGCGTTATGATGACATGGTTCTACGCCAGTCTCAGGCAATAGGCCCAATGGAGGATATGTTTGGCTATGGTCAGATGAATCCAATGGGTATTGACAATGATGACATCTACGGTGCATTTGCTGCGCTGTCGATGACCGACATTAACCTTAAGAAGAACATTCCGTTCTTTGACCAAGAATATCAACAGAAGAGAGAAGAACTCAGAGCCTTTTCAATCAATGATGAGATTGAAGATATTCTAGACATTCTTTGCGATGAGACTGTAGTTTATGATGATAAAAACTTTTTCTGTCAACCAGAAATCTTAGGACTTGATGTCTCTGAAAAGGTTGAGAAAGACCTTAACAAATATTTTAGACAGATCTACCACTATTTTGGTTTTAACACAGACCAATCAGCTTGGTACTACTTTAGAAAGTTCTTGATAGACGGTTACCTAGCTTTTGAGATTATTTACAATCCAGATCAAACTGAGATTATTGGTTTCAAAGAGATTGATCCGATTACACTTATTCCAGGCTACAACCATGATGATGGTAAAAAAGTTTGGGTACAATTTAAAGACGATCCAACAAAAGAACGTAAACTTTACGATTCGCAGGTTCTTTACATATCTTACTCTTCAATTACAACGGCAAGCCGCGTAAGTTATCTAGAACGACTAATCAGAGCATTTAACTTATTAAGAATTATGGAACATACTAGAGTTGTATGGGCCGTGACTAATGCTTCGTTTAGAATGAAGTTTATTATTCCAGTTGGAGGTAAGTCTAAGACTCGTGCTAAGCAATCCTTGGCACAACTGATGAACTCTTATAAGGAGAATGTTGATTTTGATTGGGAAAGTGCAACACTGCACACAGATGGCCAGCCAATGCTACAGTTCAACAAAGAATACTGGTTACCAAGTAAAGAGGGTGAAAGCCCAGAGATTGAAACTCTTGGCGGTGATGGACCAGATTTATCAGATACTGAAGCACTTAAGTACTTCTCTGATAAGTTAAAGCACGTATCTAAAATTCCTTACTCAAGATTCTTATATGAAGATGGCGGTGGAGATTTTAACCTTGCAGCAGACGGTATGATCCGTGATGAGATCAAGTTTAGCAAGTTTATCAAACGTTTAAGATCAACGTTCCAAGAGATCTTAGTTAAGCCACTCTATATTCAAATGTGTTTAAAGTACCCGGAGTTTAGTGAAGATCCACAGTTTAAAACTCAGGTTGCCTTAAGATTCAATGAAGAGAATATGTTTGCTGAATTAAAGCATATGGAAATCATGGAACGTAGACTAGAATTTATTGGTAGTATGCGAGATAGCTTAATGACAACAAACCAAGAAACAATGGAAGAAGAGTACTATTTTGACCAGGCATACCTTGTTAAGAAGTACTTAAAACTTACCGACGATGAGATTCAAGCCAACGAGTCTGCAAAGGCTAAAGCTAGTATGGAAGATGCTGGAGAAGGCGGTGGCGAAGATGAAACGGGCGGTATGGGATTTTAAAAGATATATAAACTATGAAAATTTATAGAACATTCGAATCATTCGTTAAAAAGGTAAACGAAGACGCACTGAAAGCAGGCGAAGAGTCAACTGTATATGTTGATGATTATACATTAGACTCAGGTGAGACTATTAAGTCTGCAGAGATACTTGGAGCTATCCAAGCTTATCAAACAGAGAAGGAATTCCAACAATACTTTTTTGATGAGTATGGTGAGGGTTCTTTTGCTAGTGGAGAGCTAGATAAGCTAACAAAATTCTTTAATGAGGTTAAAGCTGAAGAGAAAGAAGAAGACGCAGATGTCGACAAGGAAGAGAAAAAAGATGACGAAGGTGGCGACGAAGGTGGCGCTGATGACCTAGACCTTGACATATAATAAGATATTTACATAAGCAAAGCTGATATATATTAAAAATAGAAAAACACATAGAATGAAAAATAGCAAAGATTTATTGATTGTTGAGAGGTCCTCATCGGCACTTACGGTTGATAAGAATGAAAACAAAGACTATGTGCTTGAGGGTATTTTTGGTCAAATAGATCAAAAGAACAGAAACAACAGAATCTATACGGAAGATGAATATGTTCCACAGATTGAGGCTCTTCAAGCAAAAATTAAGTCTTCAAAGCTTTTGGGCGAGTTAGATCACCCAACACAATTCGATACTTCTTTAAAGAACGTGTCACACATAGTAGAAGAACTTTACTATGATAAAGATACAAAAGAAGTACGTGGTAAGATCAGACTTCTAGACACAGATGCTGGTCGTCAAGCCAAAGCACTAGTCGACGCTGGTGTACCACTTCAAATCTCGTCAAGAGCTGCAGGTGCTGTTGAATCTAACGGTAAAGTTAAGATCAAGCAGCTTTTTACTTATGACCTAGTAGCAGATCCCGGTTTCGAGAACGCTGAGCTAAAAAGAGTAAATGAGTCTTACGGCTTTAGCAACGACGAAGGACTATACATCTACGAGATGGGAGAAGTGGCTAACATTATAGAAAACACAGACACACAAATAAAAGAAAATCAAAACATGGCAGAATTCGTAAAGGCTGAAGACTTTAACAAGTACTCACATTATCTTGCTAAAGAGATTAAGGCAATTAAGGAGGCTATCGACGCAAAGTCTGATGAAGAAGCAGCTGGCGTTGATGAGAAAATTACTAAAGTGATTGGTCACAGCGACCATATCGCAGAAAGCGTTAACAAACTTGAAAAGTACGTTAGCTATGTGACTGAAAGGCTAGATGAGTCTATTCAGTACACCGAGCATGTTGCAGAAAAAACAGATCAAGGTATTCAATACTCTGAAGCTCTAGCTGAAAAGTTAGACCAGTCTATTCAATACTCTGAACATGTTGCAGAAAAACTAGACGAAGGTATTCAGTATACTGAGCACGTTGCAGAAGGAGTTGCTAAGTTGAAAGACTTTGCTAACTATCTAGCTGAAGCTCACAATGAAAGCACTGTCTCAGGTGAGAACATCATTGAGTACGTTAACTATCTAAAAGAAAACATGCAGTCAATCTCAGAATATGCTGAGTACATTGCTGAATCTATCAACGAAAACTTAGTAGTTGAAGAAGAAGGTGACGTTGAAGGTGAAGAAGCTGGCGTTGAAGGTGAAGAAGTTGTTAAGAAAGACGAAGCTGAACTTGAAGAAGTTGGAGACAACTCTGAAGAAGGTGACGTAAGTGCTGACGGCGAAGAAGCTGGACAAGAAGCAGAAGAAGGTGCTGAAGGTGCTGCTGATGGAGTTGATGCTCCAGAAGAAGTACATTCTGAAGAAGACAAAGGTACTCAAGAAGAGGCTGATGATGAAATGCCAGAAGACGAAGGCGAAGATGGAGCTTCAGATCCATTAGAAGCTTACAAGAAAGAAGTTTCTTCTAAGTTAGACGCACTAGTTGAAAGCGCAACTAAAGCTGAGAATGAGAATCCATCATTCTTTAGAATTGTATCTTCAACAACTCAGTCTAAATACAACGAGCTTAACGAAGCTGCAAAAACTGAAGTTAGACAAATTGTTTCTAAGAGAGGTTTCATGACAGAATCTGAGATTGTTTCTCTAATCGAAAAATCAAATATGATTGTTGAGTCTAGACAGGCACAGCCATTCGTACTAGAGGCAATGCCAGCAGAATACGCTGATGTATGGTCAAACCTTTCAGAAGCTAAGCATAATCAAATTTTAGCTCAATCTAAGTATCATAAACTAGAAACAGAATACCAAGTAAGAAACTTCTGGCAAACTAGAGATCTAAGAGAATCTGCCTCAGTAATGGAGAAGATCGAAATGATTAAAGAGTCGAAAGAAGTTGAAGAGAACAAAGGCCTTGGATACGATGTAACTGGTTACGCTGAGCAATTCAAGAAGAGATTTAACAAATAATCTATCTGTTCATTCTATAAATTTAAGGGGAGAGTGTTAATTCACTCTCCTTTTTAACTCTTGCAAAAAAGCAAAAATTAAGAAGATATATAAACTGATCGACGAATAGGGCGAAAGAAGCAGAAAGCCCATCGAATGTCGAATAAACAAATAAAAAAAGATCATTCAAAAATGGCAAATTTAATTAACGAAGCTGAGATCAGAAACACTTGGGCTCCTATCATTGAGGAAGCTACAGGTATTACTGAATCTAACAAGCTTGCATGGATGTCTGAGTACTGCCACAATCACAAGCTGTACGAAGACGCAAACATTATGGCACTTAACCCAGGTATGAACTTAGCTGGTATGGGCGCAGTATCTTTCCCAGCTAACGGTAGCACAGCTAACGTAGGTGGTTCAGGTGCAAACGGCTCAGGTGACAAAGCTCCAACATTGCTTCCTTTAGCAATGCAGGTTGCTGCTCAAACTATCGGTCTAGACTTAGTACCAGTAGTACCAATGGCAGGTCCAATGGGATTACTTTCTTACTTAGACTACACTTACGAAGGTGGTGTTGCTGACGCTATCATTAACGGTGCTGACGGTACTGTAGCTCCAACTTACGTAAAAGCTTCAGGTGCTGGAACTGCAGACATCGCTGCTGTACCTAATACTA